TTGAATCTGCTGCTCTGTGACCTGAGAGATGTCGCCGAGGTTCGGGACATCAGGATAATGAGCAGCAAGAACAGCGCACGCTGCCGTCTCAATCTCGGCGGTAGCAACACATTCCCATCCGAGATGATGCCATGCCAGAGTTGCACCCTCAAGGCCGCTAAACAGGGAGATATACCTCATTCTGGCCTCGTCCCGTCCCGGTACACCTTCGGAACCCCGCAAGCTGCGAGGAACTGCGCCGGGGTGGGCATCTTCTTCAGCGTTTCATCCTGGCTCAGGACCCGATACGCCTTGTCCATGTCCTGATCTGTGCGGCGCCCGGCGCGCTCCTCGTACAGCCCGAGCAGTTCCTCGTCGACCGTCACGCCAAAGATGCGCGCCAGTTTCGCCACAATGCCCCTCAGGTGCCTTTGTGGGTGCCGAATGGACCGGATGGCCACCAGAAGCGTGCCGAAGTCAGGACACGCCGTTTCCCGGTCACGTCTGGGGCTCTCAGCGATCTTCTGGATGGTCGCAATCACATCCTCAAACGGTTCCTTCAATAGTCCTTCCGAAAAGGCCGTCAGTGTCGCTTGACTGTACTCGCCGCCCCTCATCAATGCCAGTGTCCCGAGCGCGACTATGATCTGCTGCTTGGGAGACAGCGGCTCTGACTGCATCAACTGTCCTGTCTGCTTTCGTGCCAATCTGCTTTCCATTGCTTGCTCCGTTCGGTTTCTGCCACTCGGCAGGATCATCAAAGTAGGAACCACGATTGAACCAGGTTGCAGGGTGAGGACGAAAGTCTTCGCGTCCTGCTGGCTTTTGTCCTGCTGGCGATCTGGCATACTCCACAGCCTTCTTGTAGAGGAATCTGCGGGCCGAGAGGTCGTCTGGCTGCTGTTGTGCCTTCACAAGCAACGCGACGGCCTTCTTGATTGCCTTCATTGCAGCGGTAGGGGCAACGTGCCGCGGATAGGAATCGTAGATGGCTCGTTCCTGCTCATAGTCGGTCATCTATCGGCTCCTGAATTCGTCGCGTTCAGGACACGTGACAAAGTGAGCAACGGCAGGACTCGAACATTTTTCCATGAGGTTGAAAGGCATCTTCTTGCCCTTTGGCGTGAACCACCACTCGACCTCAGCATTGCATCCACGGCACCGCGCATGGTTATCAAACCGATAGCCGGCCAATTTCAAAGCATCAAGATCTTGCGGAAATGGCATCCTAAACCCTCCTTCAAGGGGTCGGGAGCGGCAGTGAAGGACTACCGCCCCCTGACCAGAGGAGCAACCCTCTGGGTGAGGTCCGTTGCTGGCGCGCGGGACTTATTAAAGGTAATCTGCGCCAGTTCGGGAGTCAATGAAAATCGTCACGAGTCTTGTCAAGGTGACAATCTTGATTCTTTTTAGTGCTGCCTGGCCATGTAAGCAGCCAACACTTTGGGTCCTGATTTCGTCGGCTTTCCAACTACCGGAGGATCGAACGGAATGTCCCGATCCCCATCAAGGGAATCGGTAAAGGCGCTCCTGGGGCCTTCTTCCTCGGCGTCTGGGTCAAGTTCTGGCTCCTCGTCGTCGCCCTCTTCAGGACCCTCGGCGTCTTCCGTATCGTCGTCCACCAGTTCCGTCTCATCAGCCGTTGCGAAAGCCAACTTCGATTCCGAGTTCGAGTAGACCGTCTCGATGTAGAAGTCTTTGTGCAAGTGGATCGCTGCCCATTCCATCATCTCTTTGGCGAACGGGACATAGATTGCCAAATGCAGGTTGACTTCTTTCTTCTCGCCTTCGCCCACCGTGGCTAGATACAGCTTCATCAGCTTGGCACCGGTTGTCGATACCCAGTGGTCTTTGCTGGTGTCGGTCGAGAAGATGTCCAGCGTCATGCCCTCGATCTCGACATTGATCGCCGAACGCTCCGTCTTGGAATCGTTCTTCGCCATGAGGCTGAACGGTTCGCCGATTTCCTCGTTCATCCCGATGAGGGATTGGTTGAGCAACGGGAGCCGCATGTCGAGCTTGATCGTTGAGACGCCGGCACGGTTGCAGTGCTGAATCCACTGGATGAGGAAGCACTTGCGACGGTGTCCCTCAAAGAACGTCGTTAGTTTCGTTGGTTGCGCTTTTGCTGCCATGAATCACCTCTTTCTGGTTGAAAAGTTGTTATGCCGATTCGAGCATCCGCATTTCTTCCGCATCTTCGCGGCTAATGTGTTCCTTCGGCCCGCGTACAGCCAACGCCCCTTTGAGCGTTAGGCAAAACATGTTTCTGGTTCTGTCTCCACTCCATAGAGAACCAGTGCGCTCAATGGCGTTACCTTCAGCTACCATCGCTTGCCACTCTGCATAATCGGTACAGCCTGGGTCGGTAAAAAAGCGGTTGCGATAGGACGTGTTCTGCTTATTCGGCAACCCCAGAGCGTGGCGAGCAAGTTTCTTTTGTGTTTCAGTCATTTCTATCCTCCAAGGAAGTTGAACCCCTTTTCAAGTTTGGTTAAAACTCTGGAAGTTCGGCGAAGTAGATAGCCTCTTGCTTCGCGGGTTTCTTGCCCTTGTTTTCTGCCTTGGGGAAGTGGCGCATCATCCGGCCCACTCCCCCGTTTATCAGGACTCCCTCAAGTCGTGTCCTGAAGTGCGCTCCATCGGTTTGCATGAACGCCACCAGGAGAACAAACTCCTCCCGGCAAAGTTCACCTTTCACTTGGTTGCAGCGCCGACAGATGCACTCCCGGTTTTCAAACTCCATCCCCCCGCCGCGCCGCAATGGTGTCTTGTGGTCCAGTTCCATGCTCAGGATGTCAATCGGAGCGCCGCAGAATGGGCATAAGATCGCACCGAATTGAATCTGAGTCCAGAGCCATTTACCGAACTGCGCCTGAGTGTAGGGCAGCACATCGGCCGGCGCAATGTCCAACAGGACTCCCTTGGGCATTCCTCTCTGGAGAACCTTGCGCCAGCGCGCGCGGTCATTGTCGTAGAGCTGCGCTACACGCTTCTGGTACTGCTTCAGGTCGATCACGAAAGTCTCTCAACCTTTCCTTTCTCCACAAGGTAGAACCCGACTCCCTCTTGCTTCGGAGCCTCACGCCGCTTGTCAGCGACAAAGATGAAAGCCTTCTCCAGTAGACCAGTATCGAGCAGATGCTTGACGCCGGCAAACAGCTTTCCGCGGTGCGCGTCGATCAGAATATCGGCCTTGTCAATCAGGACCATCTTGATTTTCGAGTAGACCGCAATAGCGCACTGGAGAGCCACGAGGAACCGGAACAACTCAGAACCGCTCAGTTCCTTGACCGGCAGCGTTTTCGGTGTAGTCTCAGGCGTCACCACGTCGAAGCTGTAGGGTTCAAAGGAGAGCGTTGCTGAGTATCCCCACCAGTTCAGGACCCGATTAACCGACTCATTGAACCCGCCGATGTGCTTCTGCAGAAGAGTGGCCTTGATGCCTTTGGGGCCGAAGTGTTCGCAGAGTGTTTCCAACTCGTCGACGTCGTTTTTTTTGTCCTGCCACTGCTTTGTAGCCGTCTCGATCTGCTTCACGGTTGACTCGTACTGAACGGCCGGGGCCAGCCGCGCTTCCCACTCGCAGATTTCGGTATTGACCGCATCGATCGCAGTCGTATCGACTGGCTCGGACTCGGTAGCCTTGGCGGTAGCGAGAGCGGTTTCTAGTTCCTTGATAGCGGATTCGAGAGTCCTGATCTTCTCGACCATAGCCGTGATCTGGCGAACATTCTCCAGTTTGCGGCTGATGGCAATCTCCTGCTGGGAGAGAGTGGCCTCAGCTTTACCAATGTCGCCGAGAGCCTTCTGTTGTTGAACGAGTTGTGCGCGGCTCTCAGCCAGTTCCTGTTCATGTCCCTTGTGCTCTGCAATCTTGGCAGCGATGAACTCTGGCTTGATGACTTGCTTGCAGGTTGGGCATAGACAATCATCGCGCAGACCCTCGTAAATCTCCTGAGCGTCCCTCATGTCCTGAATCTCGCCAGAAAGCGCGTCGATGGCCGTCTGGAGAGTGGCGAGGGCTGAGCGCTGGCCAGCAATCTTCTTGAGACTGGAGAGTTCTGCTCCATCGAGAATCAGGGCTTCAATCTCGCCACGGCGCTTGATGGCCTCAGAGTAGTCATTGTTGGTGAGGAAAAGGTCGCTCTGCTTGTTCTCGATTTCCTTCTCGATGCGCCCAGTCTGCGCCGTTCCAGACCGCTTGACCTTCTTCGCTTCCTGCGATGCTTTCTCGCGCAAGGCCAGTAGCTTCTGCTGGACGAGTTCGGCAGGATACTGAGGCTGGACCGGCTTCTGCGGGATGTAGATGGCCCCGAGTGCCGCCTTTGCTTGCGTCCTGGCGTTGTAGACGCCGCTGCTCTTGTCGCCGAACACCTTGTCGATGACGGCAACAGGACTCGCATTCCAGTCGATTACCTTGCCGAGATGCTTCTCGACCAATGCAACCATCTTCGCGTCGAAGTCGTGATGCGTGGGCAGCACCAGCGATGCGAGGATGGCGCGCTGATCTGTGCCGGGACGTGTGAAGTATTCCGAGTCCAGGACACAAGATAAGCGCTCTTCACTGCGCTGAAGATACTGCTCGAAGCCGGCCGCGAGATTCACCGCGCTGCTGCCCTCTCCTGCAATCACAACAGAGTCGCGTCCCCTCTTGCCGGGTCCGTAGGTGGTCCTGATTTGGATGGCTCCCTGCGCTGTTTCCAGCCCAGAGGTGATGATGGCCTTGTCTTGCCCGAGACGGATCTTGTCACGGAATCCGGAGCCTTTACCGTCGATGCCATCGCATATCTTGGCAAAGCTGAGTTGGATGGCTTGCGAGAGCTTCGTCTTGCCCTGTGCTAAGTCTCCGCGGATGACGTTGAGTGGCTGGTCAAAGTTAATGGTTTGGTCCACGTAGGGGCCGAAGTCCTCAAGATGGATGGTGCTGAGTTTCATGGCTTACCTTTCTAAAAAGTTGAATCGCGTGGGCTGTGGTAGGGTTCCACGCGAACTGTTAGAACTCCAACTCGTCAGGACCCGAAGCGTCCCAAGGTTTCTTCTCTTCCGTACCATCATCGACTTCCGCTTCTTTGGTAATCCCGTACTCTACGGTTGTCTGGACGGTTACGAGGTCTTTGATCCTGTTGTGGATGATCTCGCGCTTGTTGGCTTTGAGGTAGCTCTTGAGTTGCGACCATCCGATGCGGAGATTGCAGAACCATGGCTGGCTGCCCTTGCGCGGGATGAGGTCTTTCGGATTCGCGTTGGCCCAGTCCATCAGTACGTCAAGGATGGGCATTGCGAATCCACCTTTGCCATCCTGAACGAACAGCGGGGCGATGGTTTCAGTGGATTCCTTCCGGCCGTACTTGTACCACTTCCCGTTGGCGTCCTGCGAGTGGACGTCTTCCCCGGTAGCGTCCACCATATCCTTCAGAATCCTGTCAGCCGATGCTATGGTCTGCTGTGCTGCCAGCTTCACACTCAGCCATTCATCCGGCCGGCGGTTGAGATACGGATTCAGCGGCATCGTTGGGCACTTGTAGGTCAGTGGGTCCAACATGCAAGGGCAGTAGGTGCATTGCTTGCCGCCGTGGGTCCTGAGCGGTTCGAGATTGGCCACCTTCTCATGGATGGCAACCTGGCGCGCACGAACCCGGCGAACCTCATCCATCAGTGCCGGAACATCGGAGCGGAAGTACTTCTGAGTCTTGGTGCAGTTCTGATAGCGAAGGAAGTTCAAACTGAATTCAACCTCGTTCACTTCAGGCAGGTGCATCAGGAACGCGAGGGAGTAATCCTTCCCTTGAAAAGTGTCGGCAGGAAACGGACGAGGATGCGTCTTGCTGTCCTTGATCGCCCCACTCTTGCCGTCGGGGAATAGGTAAATCTCGTCAATAATTCCGCAGTGCTCGGGCTCTTCTCCGCTTCCCTCAATGCCCCAAATAGGATTGATCTCGACTCGCTTCCCGTCATGGTCGTAACTCCATGTTGGGCGGAAGTTTCTGTCTAGTCCCCAATAAACCTCGGCACCAGCAAAGTTATGCCAGTCAATCGTCCAGCTTTGGCCGTTGTTTTCGATGATGGATGCGACCTCATCCGTAGCCGATGATGTAAGACTTTCCAAGTAGGAGAAGTCAGCAGGAATACGCTTCTTCGAGCAGTATTCAGCATATGCGGCCCGGATGGCGTGAACGTCCGTACCGCGGTCCCCTGGCTCAGTATCAGGGAACCGCACGCCGTCGATGTGCACGAGCCGATAACCTGACTCGCACCCCATCGACTCATAAATGCTTTGACGCAGGGCAGGGACGTTCATGCTATCCCTCCACTGTGACGTTGGACGCTTGCAAGCCGTTCGGTCCTTGCTCAACTTCAAAGGTCACACGCTGGCCTTCTGTGAGATTCTTGTAGCCTTCCTGTTGGATGGCTGAGTAGTGGACGAATAAGTCTTTCTCTCCGTCCTCGCGGGCCAAAAATCCATAACCCTTCTGATTATTAAACCAAATGACAGTGCCTTGCATGACGTTCCTTTCTGTGTCCTGATGTTGTGGTGCGCGGTCCGAATCCGAACGCTAGGGTTTCAGCCCAGCATAGATAGGCAGGATCTCGGAAGCGCTATCGCTCACCACTTCCGCGCACCTTCCGGCCAGCTTACCCATTGGGGATGGCCGAAACTTGATTACCAGTTGTTGAAGTCACCAGTTGGCGGAGGAGTACTCTTTGGCTTCTCTTGCTCAACAGGACCCGTCTGCTTTGCGTCCTGCTGAGGCTCCGGTTCTGCCGACTCGCGGTGAGTGGTCTTCTGCTCCGGCTTGGGTTCTTCCTTCTTCGGAGATTCTTCGCGCTTGCTGCCGTCGTTGCGCTTCTTGGCAACCTCACCCTCAAGCCACTCGATCAGCTCTTTGGGACGCCCGGCATACTTCGCTTTCTTTGTCCTGGCCTGTGCTGGCGTGTACTCGAGTTCCTTCACCAGTGCTTCGATGCGCTCGGCTGAACCGTCGTCCTTGCCTTCGCCTTTGCTGGCCGCGATCTCTGCCCATGTGGTGTACTTCTCGATGATGCCACCGTACAGGCTGCGCAGTTCGTCAAGCTCGGCAGGACTCAAAGAGTCACTGTGCCCAAGATAGTCGTTCAACTGGACTGCTGAGACTCCAATGGAAGCGAACGCATCGAAGATGGCCGTCTTGGCCGCTCCGGGGTTCTCTGCATCCTTCGCCGCCGCCGTCTCGCGAATCTTCGCCTTGCATTCTTCCACCAGCCAGCCGTCAATGCACTGCATGATGACATTGCGGCGAGCCTTGGAGTTGAGAGCGTTGCGCTTCACCTGAAGATCGTCGTCGGTCGGGAAGATAGTGAATGTGGTTTTGCCTTGGCTGTTCTCGCGACGCCCAAACACCACATCGGAGTCTTTCGCAAAACTGCGCTCAATACGCTTCGGGACAATCACAATCTCGCTGCCGCCGTCGTTGTTCTGGTAGTCCGTGGCCTCGACTTGGTAAATCTGCTGTGTCTCGTCCTCGCCCAACGGAGTTACTTCGACGAAGATGTGACCGTAGCAGCGCTTTGCCATCTCAGCAAAACGGATCGTCACGCCCTCGATCTTGTTGCCTCCGCGCGGGACACGGTAGATAGCCACGCTGGAGCCGTTCTTGCTCATGTCGGGAGCACAGAAAGAAGGCCGGCTGCATTCACGCAGCATCTTCTGGCGAACCACTTCCATGTCACGCGGTTGACGCAACGCCATGATGTAGCGGGCTTCGATCTTAGCCTTTTCCCGCTGCTGCACCATGGAGATGCTTTGCTCTTGGTACTCGGCCAGTTTGTCAGTGTCCCGAACTTGCAGTGCATTCTGGTTGTCCACTACTTACCTCCTTTCTTCGGTGCTTCGATAAGTTTCAGAGTCCCGAAAGCCACGGTTCCGGACGCCAGTTCAGCGCACTCGATAACCTGCTCTTCGGGACGCGGTAGACACCACATGCAGAGGCCAGCAAAGATGCGCAGTTTTACTGAGATTGAAAGTTTGCATTGGATTGAAAAGCCAGCCTCGATGCCCCAGCCAGCCTCGATGCCCAAGCCAGCCTCGATGCCCCAGCCAGCCTTGATGCCCAAGCCAGCCTTGATTCCCGAGCCAGCCTTGATGCCCAAGCTAGCCTTGATGCCCTCGCCTGCCTCGATGCCCTCGCCTGCCTCGATGCCCAAGCCAGCCTTGATGCCCGAGCCAGCCTTGATGCCCGAGCTAGCCTCGATGCCCTCGCCAGCCTCGATGCCCAAGCCAGCCTCGATGCCCAAGCCAGCCTTGATGCCCTCGCCAGCCTTGATGCCCGAGCCAGCCTTGATGCCCTCGCCAGCCTTGATGCCCTCGCCAGCCTCGATGCCCAAGCCAGCCTCGATGCCCAAGCCAGCCTCGATGCCCAAGCCAGCCTTGATGCC